GTCAGGGCATTGGTGTCGATGACACGTTGCCACGGCCCCCAGCTTGTGCCGCCATAGTTGCGAAACCACATTCTTGCGGCGCCGCCGGTGTGGTATTCCGTGATCGTCTGCTTACAGCCATGATGCTTCTCTACCAGCAGCGCGAAGGCGTATCCCGTCGGGCTGTTGAGCAGGCTTTCCGAAATGACGTTCTGCCGGGAATAATAAAACCCCGCCGTCTTGATCGTGTCGAGATCGGTGTTGGCGAGGATTTCGACAGGCGGGCTGATTTTTTCGCCAACAGCCGCCGCGATCTGCGCGGCTACCCCGGCGGGCGTGGCTGCCTTGTTCCGGGCGGTGGTATCACTGTCCTTGGCGTAAATCGCCGTGCCGGCTGCGCCGTCCGCCGTGGCGGTGGCGGCGGTGGCCGCCTGGGGCGGCAAGGCATCCAGAATCACAAAGTCCGTGCCATCGTACTCGACGTCCGATAGCTGGTTGGCCTTAATAATGGCCGCGACCTTCGCCCCGGCGCTGTCGTACTGTTTCAGGCTCTTGTTGCCGCGCCCGCTGACGTTCAGCAGGTCGGCCCCGTTGCCGGCGGCGTGGAATTTGACGCGGAAACGCTGGCCCGCCGCGTAGGACGCAATCGCCGGGGATGGCGTGATGGTGTAGTTCGGCGCAGCGCCGGCGGTGGTGAATGCCGTGTAGCTCTGCTTCTGGACGAGTTCGCCCAGCCGGGATAGCGAGGGCGCCCATTCTTCCCACCACGCCGACGAGGCGCTGGGGACGTTCTTGATGTTGTTGTCCTTGAGGCTGCGGTAGGTCTTGCCGTCGTCACCGATGACGCAATCTCCGGTCAGGTAGGTTTCGGCGGCGTCGTAGTCGGGCAGCCCGCGGCGCGCGAAGTAGCGAACGCCATTGGCAAGAAAATTCAGAATCCAGTTGAAGCGCTGCCGGGACGGCGGCACGTTGGAGAGCGGCCATCCGGCCTGAATCTCGGCGTCGCTGGGTTGTACCTTTTCGCCGCCTTCGGCCCATGCCGGAAGCACCGGCGGTTTGGTCAATGCCATATCAAAACTCCTCTGCAAACAGGCCGCCGATGCTCGGCTGCCCTTCTTCACCAAATGACAGGGCTTGAGGCTGCCCGTCGAAGCCCAAATAGCTGGTCGCGCCGAAGGTTGCGCGCCAGTTGATGCGAACCCCGGCGGGCCGGGGGAGAATGTCCAGCACCTTGAGTAGCGCCTTTTCCTGGAATGTGAGCTGGCGACCGATGGCGACGCCAATTGCCATGCCGCCGAGGTCTTCGACAATCGTCCTCGGCGCGTTGAACAGATAGGACAGCCCCTGGAGAATGTCCTCGTTCGTGCCGCGCGCGTGGTTCTTGACGATCTTGGCGCGGATCAGCAGCCGGTATTCCGGGTCGGCCAGTACGCTGGTCGCCGTCTCCGGCTCCTGCTCATCGCGAAAGCGCGAGCCGATGCCGAGCGCGCCGTCCTCGCCGAATACGTCGCCGCCGGCCTGCCCCTCGAAGCCGAAGAACTGCACGGCGATGGAATCCGGGAGGATTCGGCTGACGCCGACGATTTCCCCGATCACATCCAGATTGACGCCTTCGGCCAGATCGATGTCGGCCTGCTCGGCGATTTTCTGAAAAACGGCCTCAAGTTCGGCGGACGCTGCCAGCAGCGCCCGGATGGTGGCGAGGAACTTCCGGCTTTCGGTGTATTGCGTGACGACCCTGCCGCGCCCGATGGCCTGATGGTCGATGGCGGCCGCGCTCACAGGATGTTCACCACGATGCGGGAGGAATCGAAGCGGGCCAAGCCATCGAACGGCACGGCGATATTCGCGCTGCCGGTCGGCCCCGCCGCCTTGCCGATGTAAAGGCCGCTGACCGAATGGCCGGGAACCGAGTTGAGCGGGCCATACAGCCGCGAGTGAATGACTTCCTCGCCGATGGATTGATTCTCGACGGCCCAGGCGGTCAGCGCGTCCTTGATGCGCTGCGCCCCGTCCGTCGGCCAGCCAGGGCGTGGTTGCAGATTCACCGTGACCCAGACTTTTACCTCGGTCGGCCGACTGAATTTCATCACCTGCGGGTTGCCCCGGCTGTCATAGGCAATGCCGACCGTGGCGCCGACCTGGGTGCAGCCCGACCCCTTCTTCAGCCAGATGGCGTCGAAGATGTCCTGGTCGCGCCCGCCATCGACCACGCAATAGATCGAGTGCGGCGCTTGGCCGTTTTTGTCGACAGTGCCTTCCTCGTTCTCGAAGACTTCCGCTTGCCGCACATCCGGGAGATTGTTCAGATAGCCGTACAGGGAGTCGCGGAGGCCCACGGAGGCCGTCGCCGTCGATTTCCGGCGGCGGATGCGAAGCGCGCCATCGGTTTCCTCGTCGCGCCCCGGTACGGCGTCCTGCGGGTTGGTCACGGATTGCCAGCCGAAGATCGGCGTGTCAATCTTGCTCAGGGTTCCGGCCGGGGCCAGCACATGACCCTTGAGCGCCGAGCGGGCGGCAATGTCGATCTGGCCGCTGGCGGGGATGATGGCGTCCTCGGTCGTCTCGAAGGTGGCGCTGGTCGCCGTGCTTTTCACCAGACTGCCGGCCTTGATGAACGTACCCTGCGAACCGACGCAGCGCAGCGTCACCGTGCTGTACGTGCCTTCGATGCGGCGGATGCCGTTGAGTTGAACGAGGCGGCTGAGCGCCGCGCCGGTTGCCGACTGCGGATTGAAGGAGTGATAAACATCCTCGGCCAGTTGGTCGAGATTGCTGGACGATTCGGCGTAGATGCCGAGCGTCTGGCCGTCCATCGTATCCGGGTCTAGGTTGATGCCCGGCCCGAAGATCGCCCGCATGGCGTCCTGTAGCTGGGCGAGGCGCTCGTCCAGCCGGGTGCGGGTAAAGCCTTGAGCGGTGAGTTGCGTCATGGGGACACCTTGATGTTTGTCACCGTGCCGTAGATGTTGGTCACGGTCGCCTGGATAGTCAGCCGGCGGGTTTCGCGCTCAATCGTCATGCCGAAGTCGCGAATCTCGGCGACGCCCTCGGTTTCGAGAATGGTTCGTTTGATGATGGCTTCCGCCAGCGGCAGGCTGGACGGCCTGACCATGATCTGTTGCAGGTGGGGAACGCCCGCGCCCGCATCGAGGAACCACTCGCCGAATAACAGCAGCAGGCGCGTTTTCACCGCCTGGGCGGTCGCCTCGTCGTCGCGGGCGTAGTTGGCCAGCCCCTGGCCGAAGGTCATGTCGTGGCCGGGGTCGAGTCGTCTTGCCAGCATGGGGTCTCCTTAAACCGGCGGGCCGGTATTGCCGCCGCCGGGCAGAACGCCGGAATGGAGGTGATCCTTGAGCGACTTCCCGCCGCCAATGACATCCACGTCTGCCGTGATGGTTCCGGGCATCGAGGCATTGCCGGTTCCGCCGTTGCCGGCCTTGCCGGACAGGTTGCCAATGAAGGTCGTGTTGCCGTTAAGAAGGATATGCGGCGAGTTGATCGTGGTGCCGCCCGGCGCGTTGATGGTCATGGATCCATCGCCGCCCAGCACATGACTGCCCCTGGGATTGACGGCTTCGATCGTGCCGCCCGGCTTGACCGTGATGCGAATGTCGCCGGCCCGGCTGCGCAGTTCGGTATCCGCGCCATTGAAGGCCGGAATCCGGCGCGGCTGGCTGTTGATGCCGACCGTCGCCATCGCGTCGGACAGATCGTGCAGCCGGTATTCGCCCGGCAGTTGAACCCCGCCGTTCGCAAACCAGAAGTCGATGCAACGCTCGCTGAAATGCAGCATGCACTCGTCGCCGGGCTTGACCGGGAAGGTCAGGAAGAAATCGCCGCCGCCCGGAAACTGTACCGGGACATCGACGCACAGCGGCAGATTCACGGCCCCGCGCTCGGTAAAGATGCGCTGGATGGCGGGCTGCACCGAGGCCGTCTGCGTTGCCGTGTCGAACCCGGCGACGATGCCGGGCAAGCAGGTATGCAGGTCTTTGAGCCGCCCCTCGATCTGGGCCGTGTGGGCCGCCTCCTGGGTGGCCGTCAGTTGCTGGTCGCGCTGCACCGAGGCCGTTTGTTTTCCGTCCGCCATGCGTTTACCTCCTTGCCGGGATCGGCTGGTCGAGGCCGATACACTCGATTTCGGTAATCCAATCTTGTCCCATGTTGTCGCCTTTATGGGTGAGTTTCAGCACCTTGTAGATGCCGTCCGGGTCGAGGCGGACGAGCGCCGGATTCTCGCGCCCCAGCGGCGTATTGGTTTCCCGCTTCTCGCGCTTGCTGGCCAGCGCCTGGGCCTGCTGGCGCTTCGCCTTGATGCCGTTGTTGTCAAGCCGGATGGCCCCATTGACCCGCAGCAGCGGATTCATCAGGCACTTGACGGCAATGCCCTTGTCGTTGATTTCCGGCGCGCCCAGCATGCCGGTATCGGCGCGGATAACAATCGCCTGTCCCGGCAGTACGTCATTGGCACTGACGATGACCAGTTGACCGTCCTGGATCGACCAGTTCGCGCCCGACTCGCGGGCCACGTCGTTGAGCACGTCGCGGGTATTGCCGCTGATGACCTTACCGCGCAGGCGCGCCCGGTCATTGACCTGGACATGGCCCATGCCGGTGCCGCCCACGCCCCGGAAGCTCCCGGCGGCGCGCTCGACAAGCTGGCCGGTGGTCGTGCCGGCGGCCAGCGTCTCGTTCATCACCGCCGCGCCGAAATCCCGGTCGCCGTCGCCCGCCTCGATCTCGGTGACGTAGTCGTTCTTGTCGCGGTAGCGATAGACATGCTTGATGTTTCCCCGGAACACCAGACGCATGGCCCCCTCGTAGCCGGCGTTCAGCAGCACCTCGTCGAACTCGCGCTTGATCTTCGCCTCGTTGTCCGGGTGCAGATTGAAAATTCGAATGATGGCGATGTTCGGGGCCGCCTCGATGGTCTTGGCGACCTCGAACTGAATCCGCAGATTCTCGACCAGCAGGCCGTTGCCGGCCTTGCCGATGACCACCTGGGCATGGCGCTTCCACTGGCGGACGGAATCGCTCATGTGCTGTTCCTGATACTGAAAACTATTGTTGACACACGCCCACGTGAAAACCATAATTTACACATGGCCACTATTATTCAAACCGAAACATTCAAGACGTGGCTGCGCGGCTTGCGCGACGAACAAGCCCGTGCGCGGATCGTGCTGCGCCTGCGCCGGTTGGAAGCTGGTAATGCTGGCGACGTAAAACCCGTTGGGGATGGGCTTTCGGAATTGCGTATCGACTATGGCCCCGGTTACCGGGTGTATTTCATGCGGCGGGGCGCGTTTCTCGTTGTCGTGCTGTGCGGCGGCGACAAGCGCGCCCAGGACGCGGACATCAAGGCCGCCAAGCGTATCGCGGCAGAATGGGGAGAAACTGAGCATGGCTGAGAAATTCACCACCTTTGACGCAGCCGAATACCTGGGCAGTGACGAGGCCATCGCGGCCTATCTCGAAGCGGCGCAGGAGGAAGCTGGCGACGATCCCGCCATCATGGCGATGGTGTTGTCCGACATTGCGCGGGCGCGCAACATGTCCCAGCTTGCCAAGGATGCGGGTTTGACGCGAGCAGGTCTTTACAAGGCGCTTTCACCGAACGGGAATCCGCGCATTGGCACGTTGCACAACATCGCCAAGGCGCTGGGCCTCAAACTCACGCTGACCGTAGCGCACTAATCCGGTTAATCGGATGCCACCTCGTCCGAGCTGAACCAATACAACTTGACCCGCCGCCCAAGGTCGTCCGGGCCGGCGTCAGCGCCCTGCCCCGACGTGTCGATGCACAGGATGCTGCCGATGCCGAGGTTGTAGGGTTCGAGCAGGTCTTGCCCAAGCACCAGCGGCAGCGAGGTGACAAGCGGCGTCTTGGTGGTGGCGTCGGCCAGATCGAGCGTCCAGACGTCGGAGCGGTCGTTGAAGCGGGTATCGAAGTGAAACTTGCGGTCGCCCAACTGGGTAACGAAGCTCTGCGCCGGGTCGTTTGAAAACGGGAGTTCGAGAATCATTTTTCAATCCCAATTAGTTTCCTGAAGCCAAGCTCTCCTGCCAGCGAATCCTTCTTCTTCTGGTCGGTCACTTCCTTGCCCTGCTGTTCGCCCTTGTCCTTCTTCGGCCCGGCCTGCCGCTGGGTGGCGCCCGGCTTGCGCGGCGGGTAGGTCACGATCTGCGTATTGACGATGACCACCTCGCGCAATTCGGCGATGAAGAGCAGCGCGCCGGACGAATCCTTGTCCTGACTCGTCCGAATCGACGCGATGACCATGTTCCGGTAGAGCTTGAGGCCGGTTTGCAGGTCGAACGGTTCGGCCCGGCCCTGCAACTCGGTCAATAGCTCGAAGGCGCGCCGGGAACGGCCGGCATCCGAGGCGAAGGGATCATCGGCGGCGACCGCCAGCGGGGTATCGGAAACCCCTGCGGAAACCTTCACCCGCAGGGGTTTCATGAAAGCATGGTCGCTGACGGTGACGCCCGTTTCCACCGGGTTGTCGGTGACTTCCAGATCGGCCTCGTGCGTTTCCTCGAAAACCGCGTCGAAAACCAGACCACCCATTGAATGAATGATGGCGACCGGCTGCTTGTCGTCGTCTCTCATAAATCCACCGCCGATTGCCCGTTTCTGATCACCTGCCGGTTCATTTGCTCAAGCTCCCTGCGGGCTTCTTTTGCCGCCGCCGCCGGGTCCGGGTTGATGATCGTGATTTGTGGCGCGCCGATGGTGGTCGTCTGCGTCACGGTCGAATTGCGCACGGTGTTGCTGCCGGCCGTGCCGATGACGCCGCCGGGCGCGGCAAGCGGGGAAGCGCCTAGCCGGGATGTCGCCGGGGGCTGCCCATTTGTCTGCATCGCGGGCGCTTGGGCCACGGCCTCCGCGACAGGGGATGCCTCCTGCCCAGCCGTCTTTTCCGCCTTCCCGGCGACATTGACTTTCACGTCCCCGGTTTTAGACGTCAGGCCGAGCAGTTTGCCGACCTTGCCGATGGCACCTGTCACCTTGTCGATGAAGCCCATGACTTTCTGCTTGGCCGCGTCGATAACCCCCATTACCCATTCGATAGCGCCCTTTACGCCGCCCATCAAGGCATCGGCGACCTTGCCGATCAGGCCGCCGATGGACTCGTAAATCGCGCTGACGGTCTGCCACCACCACGTGAAATAGGCCACGATGGCGTCGATGACAGTTCCGACAACATCCTTGACGACATCGAACGCAACGGTGAAGGCGTCGGCTATCCGGGCCACGGCCCCGATCAGAATGGCGATGGCGCCGACCAGCACCACGGCAAACCAGCGGGCTATATTGGCGACGATGGGAATCACCGCCGCCATGATGTACGCCCAGCCGGTGAAGATCATCTTCACGACCGGCCACAATGCGCCGGCCAGCGTCGACACCAGCGTCCAGATGGCCGCCCAAAGATCGGAAAGCGGCTCTTTGAGTATGCGCCACTGCTCCATCCAGAAATCGACCAGCGCGCCGACGGCCTGTTCGATTGTCTGAATGATGTCGAGCAGCAGCGGGAATTCCTTGACCAGATCCCCGATGACCGAATCGTTGCCCTCCTTCCAGTTGACGTAGTCGTCGATCAGGAGGCCGAGAGCGATGATGATGCCGCCGATGACGAGGCTCATGCCCAGTGCGGCGGCATTGGCGAGGGTCAGGGCCGAGGCAACAAGGCGGATGCCGCTGGCAACGACCTCGAATGCCCGGTAGGCCGCGAATTTCGTCACCAGCGCCAGCGCGGCGGCTGTGACAAAAAGGCCGGCATTGGTCGTTGTCAGCCAGCGGATGAGGCCCGCCAGTCCGCCGGAAAGCCGAACCACCCAATCCCACATCGTGCCGATTAGAGCCGTCGCCACCTTGAGCGCTGTGCCGATGCCTGACTTGATGATTTCGCGGTTGGCCGTCATCCAGTCACGAAAGCCATCCAGCATGGCGGTCATGCGCGGCATGAATTCAACGGCAATAGTCTTTCCAATCGCCCCCAGCATAAAACGGGTGCGGTTGAGGCTGGCCATGAAATTGCCAGCCTTCCGGGCGTCCTCGTCGCTGGCGACGCCGAAGGCTTGAGCCTCTTTCCTGAGCGCTTCCATCTCGCCGCGCCCTTTCGCCAGGAGCGGGATCAGCGAGCGGTCGATGCCGAGCTTCTCGGTCAGGGCGATTTGTTCCTGCCGGGAAAGCCCCTCCATCCGGTCGGCGACTTCATCAAGTACCTGGTCAAAGGACTTGATCGAGCCGTCCGCGTTTTTCGCGGACATGCCGAGCATCTCGAAGGTCTTGGCGCCGCGCCCGATACCGAGCGCCGCCTCGCCGACGGTCTTGTTGACGCTGGATATCGAGGATTTCAGCGCGTCGATGCTGGAGCCATTGAGCTTGGCCGCGTAGCCGATCTCCTGGAGCGCCTCGACGGACACGTCTTCGAGGTTGGCGAAGCTGCCCAGATCGTCGACGCCCTCGGCGATTTTGCCCACGAACAGCCCAATGGCGCCCGCCGCGGCGGCGGCCACCGTGCCGACCGCCAGAACTGTATTGCGGGCGCTCTGGAGCTTCTTGCCGAACTCGTCCAGCTTCCCGGTATCAATCTCGAAGCCGAGCGAGACGAAGAAACTCTCAATGACGTTTGCTGACATAGCTTACTTCCTGTTTCTGAGCGCCTCGAATCGCCGGTGGTACTCGGCCTCTTCGTCCATTGCCTCATGAAAGTCCGCCAGATCGTTGATGCTGTACGTCCCGTCCTTGAGTTCCCGCAGCGTGCAGAGCGGCGGGTCGCGCATGACGGGGCGCATGACGTACCAGTTGATGTTGGCGGACTCGATGAGATCTACTTGGGGGCCATCACGCCCTGGACGGAAGCGAAGAGGCCGGCGGGCAAAAAATCGGAGAAATTGAAGCGCAATGCCTCGACGAATACCTTGTGCATTTCCAGCAAGCGACCAGTGAATGTCGCGTTGATGTCGATGCGCTGCCCGCCGCAGGTGACGTACTTGAAAACCCTTTCCATCGTGGCCAGCAGTTCGTCAGCGTCCATATTGGAAAGCAGCATGCCGATGGCGGCAGCGCCGGCCTGCTCGGCGTTTTGCTCGGTCGAGCCGGTTTTCTTGGCATCCATGAACGCCTTGAACAGCGGCTCGCCGATGACGCGGGCGATGGCGATTTCGACCTTGACGGCCTCCATCGCCGGGATGGTGCCGAAAGAATAGATGCGCTCGCCGATTTGCTTGGTATTTTCCATTTTCACTCCTGATTAACCGAGGATGCCGGCGGCGGCGGTGAGTACGCCCACCAGCGCCGGATCGCCGAGCAGCAGGTCGAGGCGCTCGACCACGACCGTCCATTCCTGGGCGCCCGCCTGCGCGCCGCGGCCAAGCTCGGGCGGGCGCTTGATGTAGCCGACGGTGCCGGTCGCACGGTCTTGCCGGTAGGTATCCTGGAACAGCACATTGACCGGCACGAAGGTCTTGGCGCCGCCCTCCTGTAGAGCGCAGAGGCTCATCAGATATTTGTTGGAACTGGAAGTCTGTTGCAGCTTGAAGGTGAATTCCCCGGACTTGTCGGCCGAGATGCTCACCATCATGTCGCCGTTGGCGCCGATCTTGTCGGAGGCCGAATCGGCGCGGCGGGCGATCTTGATCACGTCGTCGCCGTCGGCCCAGCCGGTGATTTCGACGCCATTGACCAGCATCACGGTATTGCTGAACGAATAAACTTTCATGCCTGTTTTCTCCCTGTTTTATCGCTCGAAGGTGACGCTGATATCGGCGAAGTGGATGGG